TCTTAGGCGGTTCGTAACCTCTAGCAGTTGTGTTTTGGCACGCTTGGGGTCCAAGCATGGCAGGAAGATAGACCGGCCTCTTTTGAACGTACGCCAGTCTATCTCATAGGTTACACCCTCAATCAGCATCTTCCGTTACGTCCGCTTTGACGTATTCCTGCGTGTCTAAGAAGTCGTCGGTCAGCTTGAACCACAGGCAGTGCACTGGGTCACCAGTGACACTAGTTCCTTTGGATAACCGCTTACCCTTACGCTTGATAAGTCTGCCCTGCTCTTCCAGCTTGTCCAAGGTCTCAGCGTAGTTGATCTGATACTTGACGCAGTATTCCTTGAAGGGCTTGGATATGATGAACATCATCTTGGTATCCGGTTCAATACGGATAAGCAGTTCACCCTTAGGTTCCCGCTTAGGCATCGTAGCCATCTTAGTGCGATGGTCTACGCCATCATCAACAACGAGGATGTTCTGCATGTGCCGATAAAGATAGTCACCCACGATCTGGTCGGTGCTATCCAGAGGGGGGCTACTCTCAACACGCAGCTTCTCAACCCGATCACAGGCCCACAGGTAAATACGGTCGATATCCCACGAGATAAGCTCACACTTCTGGGCAATCATACCACCCACGATGTTAGCTGCAAGCGTAGCAGACCAGAAGCGTTCCTTTGGCTCAAGCCCAAGCTCACGGTCAATCTTTTCTTGAATACGCTTACACAAGGCCCGAACACGCTCCATGTTAGACAGAACGTAGCGGATAAAAATAGGTCCGGCGTGGCCGTAGTTGTTGAGTAGTGTCTGGTCGAAAAGCTCTTTAGCAGCAGCGTTGTTGACTGCTTGAACCAGCCCGATTGGGTACTCGATAAGGCGCATCAGTTCGCCTTCTGGGTTAGTTTTTAGGACTGACAGCTTTTCCGAAAAAGATGAGTTGGATGTCGATATTGTGATGCTGCACCATGTGGTATTGTTTTCGCGCAGTTCGTTTGATCCTGACAACATGCGCTCTTTGCCCTTACCATTGGACAGCGCGTACAGGAACACTGAGTAATCCTCGGCCTTAGCGTTGGTAACTTCGTCCATGGTTGGGGCAATGTTGTTAAGCACACCCACCCACTGTAGCTTACCGTTGAAGGTATCGATTTCCTTTAGGCGTAGTTCATGGGGGTGACCCCAGACGCTGTTCGCCATGTTCAGAACCGTTGTCTTACCCGTGCCGGAGTGTGAGTTAAACAAGTTGATGACCGCGCCTGTCTGCTTGAAGAACATTAAGAGCGGGGAACCGAAGGTGCTTAGTGCTGCGAAAGCATGTGCTTCCATGCCTTCCGCCCCGTACAGGTTCCAGACTTCCTTCCACTTATCCAACGAACCTACCGGCCCCATAAACTTGGCCAGTGAGCGTGTTGCCTTTGATGGCGGTGAGTAGAAGCTACCCTCTGCCGATAGTTCCTGATCGCCGATAATAAACTTGCTGTTGTTGTCGGCCCAACCAAATTGCTGTCTCATGATTTCTGATCTTTCATCTTTCTGGAGTTGTTTTGCGGATAGTAGAATATAGTCCATCAGCATATCGAAGCGCTTACCCGCACTGACCACGCCCTTAGCTGACAAAGCTTTACGAAGCTCGTCCTTCTGGGTGACCTTGGCCATAGGCACAGCGAACTCTTCCACACCGTCATGTGGTGTGTGCAGACGCATAAGCAAGGAAATGCCCTCGCTGTCCTTCATCCGCTTCACGACATACAGGTCAAGCTCGTATACCCATATCGGATCAGCTTCTTCGCTGTCCTTGGCTGGAAGCCGCCAGATACCGCCCTCTTCGCCCCTGTAAAAAGGCTTGGGGTATTTAGGTATACGGTAAACTTCTTCTTCGCCGTCATCGTCTTGGACTACGATTTCTTCTTCCCCGGATACCCGTGGTATTTTACCCAAGTCACGCGGACCGAAGATGTTACCCATGTGAGGGCAACCATCGCAAAAGTCTGGATTAACACTACGGAACTTAGCGCAACTTGTGGACTTCTTAATCGTAGCAACCTTCTTATCCACCATGGACGGGTCGTAACCCTCATGGTCTCTGGACAATTTGTGCACTGCAACAGGTGCGTCTTCACACCGCGCTGCCACTGAAAGCGCATAGAACCACTCGTAGTAACCAAGATTAGCCCGATTAATGTAGGCTTGTAGTATCTGGTTACAGCCGTCCCCTGCCGCTGAGCGCCGCATGATGCGGTCAAAGCTATAACCTATACCACCTTGCGGTGCTTGGTTATCAGCAGGAGTCCAGTGCTCGTCGAACGCTGATATTTTGGCTGTCACACCAAGGATTGAGCGGAACTCGCTGATCGACGAAACGTCACCTACTGACATGATTTCCACGGGTAGTGGTTCATCACCTTTGTAGTTAAACGTACCGGGCACACGCAAAATACGTGCTACCTCAAAAACCTTATCATCGACATAGAAGTTCTGCGTGCGGCATACTTGTTGGAAACGAGTCGCTACCTGCTCCCACTCTGCCCTTGTGACTTCCTCTGCGAGGGGCCAATAGGCATGGATGCCGCGCCCTGAGTTGACGATGGTTGGCTGCGGTAAACCCACAACTTCACAAAAGTCTTCGAGCGCAGTCAGGCCCACCGCTTGGTCAATGTAACCGTCTGGTCTGCCTGTATGGGGGTCTACCTCTGCTTTGGCTTCCCCACAGTCTATGTCGAGCCAAAACGCCTTAAGCGCCTTGACGTTTTCTTTGGTACGGTTTGCTCCCGTTTCGTACTTAGCCACGCCGCAGAAGATATTCCGCTGCTGCTGCGCAAACTGGGATATGATTTTATCTGCTTCTTCTCGCGTAGCAACAAGCTCCTGACGTACATCCCCTGCGGCTTTGATACCGGTGATGCAAAACCACCCATCGGCAGGTTGTACTAGGTCAAGGAGGTCTACATGTTGCATTACATCACTCACCAATCGGGATATACCCGCCTGTTATTTGTTCATAGTCGTGGATTTATCGAGGGTTTCTAAGAAGGAACAGATCATTCTGGCGGCTGCGTCTTTCGGTTCGACACGGCCAAAGAACCAGTGGTAGATCGTCTGCCGTGTAATACCTAAGGCGCGTGCTGCCTCCGACACCGAAATGTCGTTGGCTATGCACGCTAGTCCAAGCTGGACTCCTAGATGATTAACGTCAGCATTCTTGATCGCCTCGACTACGCGTATACTGTAGCCGTACGACATGCTTAACCCTCTTCGTCAGAACCCCATTCGCTGAGAACGGATGCCAATTCTGCCTTAGGCGCGAATGTAGCTTCCGTCTTACTTGCACGCTTCGCAGGTTCAGCATCTGCGTCACCAAACGGATTAGCCGCAGGTTTAGCAGGTGGAGGTGCGATAGCTGCCACAGGGGCAGGGGCGGCAATAGCCTTAGGACGATCTACAGCACCCACAGTAAGGCGGATGTAGTTATCCGTGGCTGGGTCGTCTTGAGCAGCATCTACCAAACCGGACTCAACAGGGGTCAAGTGACGGATACCCTTAAAGCCAACCTTAAACGTCTCGGCCTTGCGGTCATAGATGATGCGCGTGACAACCGTATCTGGTGCCTCACGGTTAACCTTAAGGAACTTCTTAACGTAGTTTTCAAAGGAATAGATGCCGTTGCCGTCAGTCTCGTTGAACAACGAAGCGCCCGGAATAGCCATCTGGTATACATCACCAGTTGGATCACCGACAACAAGCACAGCGATGCGGCGCTCGTAACGGCAAAGCTTACCCGTCCCGTTAGTGCCGGAGCCTTTCACGTTATTGCGGCATTCCATGCACGACTTGGCTTGTGGGTTCTTCGCGCCAACTTCCGGCACGATACCTTCGTTTGACCAGCAGTCAGGAAGAGCGCCCTTGGCGTTCTTATCATACGCACTAGCATAGAACTTGCGCGAAGGCTCAAGCAGCCAGTCAACGATGATAACGTCAAGCTGTTGATCGACTGCGTTGCCGATCTCTTCGCCATTCACCACACGGGTGAAGTCGCGCCCATTGCTGAGCTTGATGCGGCGCATACTGGAGCCGCTATTACCCATGCGGTCTGCACGGCGTGACTCACGGCGTACCGTGGCTACGTTGGATGGTTCATCAAAAATGGTTATATCGCTCATGTTGCACCTTACTTGGTTGTTGGTTTACGGACTTGGATAATATACTTCCGGTCAATCTGTAGACCGGGTGGCAGAGCATCTGGATTAGCTTCCAAATACTGCGCCATGTTAGCATTATGGATACGCTTTTCTAACAAGAAAGGCGCTTCGTGGTCGAGGACAAATTGGTACGTGGACTCCCAATCAGTAGTCCAGTAGCGCGTGTTGATGCGGCGAGATACCGTACCAGAAGAGGTCTTGACGCTATCCAAGCCCTTCTCGTTACAGAAACTCAAAAGCTCGGCTCCAACGAGTTCAAGCTTTGCTTTAAGGTCTGCGACTTGCGCCTCGTGGGCTTCTTCCGCAGCGGATATAGCGTCACGTATCTTACGATACGCAGACACTAACCCTTCAATGGGTGGTGTATCTGACATAGTTTGCTCCTTCTTGGCCTTAGGCCATATACTTACCTATCCCTTGCATTATACAATGTCAAGCTCCTGTCGGTATAAATCTATAAGTTTTTGATGGTTGTCGATATTGCCGCGCAGCATTCCATACAAACGGCTTTCAACCTCGCTGCCCTTGATGTGAACTACTGTCATAGCGTTCTTCTGGCCGGGACGATTGATGCGCGCATTAGCTTGCAGGTAAGTCTCGACGCTCGTCACTGGCGCATACCAGATGATTGTATTTGCCGCAGTTAGGGTAAGCCCATGGCTTGCTGCTTGCGGCTGGATGATTAGCACATGCGGGTTTTTGCGGGTCTGGAACTCGGTAACAATATCTGACCTACGGTTCACTGGCACCTTGCCATTAATGACATCGTTGCTGATACCTGCCTTGTCCAGCTTGGCTTTCAGTAACTCTATCGTATGCGTGAAGGGCACGAAGACCAGCACCTTATGGCTGCTCTCATCAATGACTTCGATCACGGCGTTGATGCGGTTGGACACATCGAACTCAAGCACCTCACCCGTATCTGTGTAGACTGCACCCCCACTGATCTGAAGCAGCTTGTTGATCTTGGTCGCTGCGTTTAACGCGCTGACCTCCTCGCCACTGGCTTCGATGAGCATCTTGCTCTTCAGTGTATTGTAATATTTCTGCTGCTGGGGCGTGAGCGGAGCTTCACGCTCAACGTGGGTCACATCTGGTAGGTCAAGGCATTGGTCTCTCTCGAAGCGGATAGCTGGCTGTAACATATTATGTACAAGCTCCTGCGCCTGCGGTTTAGGAACCCACTTGAACTGGGTCACCTTCATCATGACGCTATCACGGAACTGACCGAAGAACTTGGGGCACTTCTTAGTATCGAGCATCTTGGCTAAGCCGTAAGCATCGAGCGGTGATTGCGCTGCTGGCGTGCCAGTGAGTAGCCAGACGCGAGGTTCTATGTTCTTCACGATCCGGTACAGGATTTTCCATCGGTTGGTTGTGGGGTTCTTATATGCGTTGGCCTCATCCACCACGATCAAATCAAAGCCACCGTTGGTGATGGCGTCCTGTACCAC